TACACGATGAAATAGTTTCTGCTGATGCAATTGAATCCATGTCACAGCAAGCATTAGCACTTAACATTCATGCTAGCCATTGGTATGGTTTAGAAGATGTTGTAGGTGCTATTAAAGAATCTACTGTGGAGGATAAGCAATTAAAAGTAAAATTCTTAATCACAAAAAAATACACTCCGGACATTAAGGATCTACTTGACACAGGAGTTAAGTTAGGTCTTAGTATTGGTGGTTACGTCACCAATTACGATGAGAAAAACCGCATAATAAATGAAATTGAATTACATGAAATCAGTTTAACACCAATGCCGGCTAACTGGGACACTTTCGGAACAGTTACAACCAGTAAAGGATTGGTCGAATCCAATTGTGTTGCTGGTGCATGCTATGCAATTGTTAAAACTTTAAATGGAGGAGATAAAATGGATCTCAAAAAAGAAGAGGCTCAAGATGAATCTTCAGGTGTGACCGAAGACAGAGTCATTGAATTGATTAATGAGTACTTGTCTGAAAAAGAAGAGACTATTGCACAAGAAATAACTGATAAAGTTGAATCTCAGTTAGAGTCAATAGTTGAAGCTAAATTACAAGAAGCTCTTGATGATTCTTCCAGTTCTGAAGATGAAACTAAAGCAACTGAAGAAGAAGATGAAGAAAAACCAGAAGAACCTCAAGAAGAAAACTCTGATGAAGAGGAAGAAGAAAAAGAAAAAAGCTTCAACCCTAATATGATTGAAGAAGCAATCCAAAAAGGCATTGATAATGCATTAGGAGATGACTTTGCAGAAAAAGTCGCAGCAAAAATGTTTGGTGACTTAGAGCAAACAAGAACCACATCAGGTTCAAAATATGAAGCTTTCAAAAAATCATTAGGTAAATCCGAAGAAGAAGAACCTACTGAAAAATCAAATTATTCCTCAAAAGAAGCTGCAGAAATCATGATGAAAAAACATCAAGCAACAAATCCGTTGAACGCAGCAATTATGAAGAATTTGGAATAATACTATAAAAAAATTTAATTTTAATACTAAAACTCAAAAGATATGGAGGATTAATATGTCTGACGTAAATATTGAAGATCTTGTTTCTAAAGTAGCAGCTCACTCTGCTGAATTAGAAGAATTGAAAAAAACTTACCAATCCACAGTTGATTATCCTGATTCAATGCAAATTGAGTACAGTGATGAATTGAAAACTAAAACCTTTGAAAATGCTCCTTTCCTCAGATTCCTTGAATCCAAAGGTCAAGTATTCGATGGTAAAGCTGCATTAGCAGGTTACTATGTTGAAACTCCTGGTAACAAAGACACAACTTTCATTGATGAATTAGATGACATTCCTTCCGCTAACAAAGAAACCATTTCTGAAGTTAAAGAAAGAATGAAAACCATTGTCGCACCTATCGAAGTCTCCATGATGGCTCAAATGGGTAATTGGCATATGGATTTATTAAGCAGACAAATCGATAAAAAATTCATTGAAGTAAACAACTTAACTGATACTTCACTTCTTGAAGGTGCAGGAACTGCTGCTAAAAAAGATTTCAAAGGTATCAGAAAAACAATCACTTCCCACAAAGAAGGATTATCCGGTGCTCCAATTACTGAAGATATTATTGACGATATGTTAAATGACATTGTCAATGACGGAGGTAATCCTGATGTTATCGTATGTTCCTACGGTGTTGCTAAACAATTAAAAGCAATTGTTGCACCATACAGAAGATACAATGATAAAATCGACATCGGTTTAGGTCACAGAGTAACTTCATACGAATCCATGATGGGAACTGACATTCCAATCTTAGTTGGCGGTAACTTCGACACTACTAATGGTGATGTTTTAGCAATCGTTGATTCTTCTACTGTTGAAGTTAGAAGATTAATGCCACCTACATTAATCCAAGATTTACCTACTGAAAAGTTAGCATACAGAAATGTTATTGCTGCTTTCCTCACCATGCTTCACAATGGTGAATTCCATAACGGTTTAATTGAAGGTATCGGCACTACTCAAGCTGCTGAAACCCCGGCAGGAGGATAAATTCTGTAAATCTTTTATAGAATTATTCTTCTTTAATATTTTTTTTTGAATTTAATTTGACAAACAAAAAATGGAGGCAACCAAAATTATGGCTTTAATTGATGTTACAGGATTGAAAGAGCAATTAAAGATGAAAAAGGTTACATATGATTTAACTGATGAACAACTTGAGTTGCTTCTAACAAATACTACTAATGAATTGATAGGGTATACAAATCTTCCAGTTAATCCGGTTAATCATAAAGTGATTAGGAGAGATTTTACTGATGATATGTTTGAAGTTGATTTTTATCCTATCAAGGAAATTTCTTCTTTGAAAATTGGATCATTAGAGTTACCCTCTGATAAGTATGTTGTTGATAATGAGTTAGGGATAATCTATCTTGAGTCAAAAATGAGTGGAATGTTAGTATTAGAGTATGTTTCACAATTGAGTGATGAGTTTGTTGAGAATAAAATCAATCCTTTACTTACTGATATGATTTCATATACACTAGGCAATAAGTTTTCACCTAATGGTGTAATGACTTCCGTTAAAGAAGGAGATGTTAGTGTAAATTATGATAGCAGTACAAGTTTAGGTACTTTAATTCAGTCTAGAATTAAGGATTTGAAAAGCTTCTACTCAATAAGAATAAGGATGTTGTAAACAATGGTATTCTTCCCAAATCATAATCTCGAAATCTTCGATTACACAGAATTAGAAGAAACTAATTCATACAAAGAGAAGAAAAAAGCATACGTTTACAAACAAACAGTTCCATGTGATTTCCAAAGTATGTCTCCGAATGAATCCATACAAGAATTCGGAGAAATCCTCGAAGACACATACAAAATCTATCTTGACAAGGATGTTGAGATAAATCATGAGATGTTAGTCAAACTTGAAGGATTACCGGACACTTATGAGATTACAGGAACTCCAATGAATAACAATCATTTACTGCCAGTACAGCATATTAAACTGGTTGTTCAAAAACACAGAAAACCAACTAAATTAAATTACCAATGAGGTGCAAGGTATTATGATTAATGTTGATATTAAAATCAATCCTAGTTTCAGGAAAAAAATTAATCATCAAGCATTGAAAGCAGCTGAAAGTGAAACCATTAGACGTACTACATTGGAAGCTGAAAAAAGATGTAAAGTTCAAGCACCAGGACCTGGAAACCAATTGCCTGGAACAACATATAAGGCAAGTGGTAATCTTCGTAGGTCACATTCAGTTAAAATCAGTGATGATGAAGGTTTAGTTAAGAACAATGCAAAGTATGCTGTTTATGTTATTCATGGAACATCTAAAATGCCTGCAAGGAACTATCCTAAAAAAGTGATGAATGCACTTTCAAGTTCTAAGTATATTACTAGAACATTTCTCACAGAATTAAGGAGAAAGGGGATGATTGAATGATAAAACCTTTAAGAGCAATTATTGAAATACTTCAAGGCAGAATCATTCTCGAAGATTCTACTGACGTGAGAATAGTAAAAAGAGAATATCCTATAGATAAGACACCATGTGTTACTATGGATAATTCTGGTGGAACTGCAATAATTCAAAAGCACATCACTAACAAAGATTACAGGTTACCTGAAAGTCATCCACAGTATGATCCAAACAATCCTGAGAAAACTATATCTCAACAGGTTATCCGTGAAGAAAGAAGCATTGATGTTGAGCTCAATGTTTGGTGTGATGATGAAGACCAAAGAGAAGAAATCTGCAACAAGATAGCAGACTTATTCTACAAAGTACAATCAGATCACTACACCTTTTGTCAAAATTACAATAACGGAAACTGCCTGACACTTGATAATGAGTGTGCAGTAACACAGTTATCATACAGAGGGATTAAATCTCAATGTCCTAAACCAAAGGAGTATCATTACAAGAATATTTTTAATACTTATGATATTATCAGAGCTTCATTTGATGTTGCTCCAAGTTATATTTTAGATGATTTAACTACTACTCCACCTGTACTAAGAAGTATCATCACAGTATCATTCAGTTACTATGAATACTACAATATTGGTGGTGCAGTCAGTGAACATTTACATGTTGATGAGGAATTGTTATGAGTAAAACTAAAAAAGAAGTAAAAACCTCAAAAGAAGAAAAATTCACATTAGTGGAGTTAGTAGCAAATTCCGAATTGCACTACCCATTAATTGTTATGAATCTTTCACGTGCAGGTTTATTACAACAATATGAAGAAGAAACTAAAGCTTATGGAAGATTAGATATCGAACCATCTATGACTGTAAGTGAATTTAATAAAATAATGGAGGCTTAAAAAGTATGCCTATCTCAAAAAGACCAGGAGTTTATTTTAACGAAACTACTGAATTCGAATTACAAGGGAACGGTGGTAAAATACCAGTATTCATAGGAAAAACTGGGAATACTGGTACTGCTACTTACAAAGTTGATGGAACACAAATACAAAAATTCTCCAGTTGGGGAGAAGTGAATAAAACTGTTGCCAACGGAGGAATCGGTGTAGACACTGCTACAAATCCATTGCTCGCTACCTTAAAAGAATTCTTTGAAGAAGCAAGTGTATCCACAGCAGATGATATTGGAGTTCCATATATTTATGTAATTGATATTGGTGCAGCAACTTCTAAGGAAGTATGGTTAACTGCATTAACCACAGCAAAAACCGCAACAGATGCAATTGTAGAAGCTTATGTTGGTGCGGACAGTATTAGTGATGACGGTTACACATTAGTTGATTTCATTAATGCAGCTTATGCAAGTATCAGTACTGAAGTTGCAAACTTAAACTTAAGAACTGCATTTGTAACTAAAACAGATGCAACAGATGCACAATTAATCTCATTAACCAACGAAAATACTGGTGTTAGAAAATCAAGAATTGGTATTGTTGAACCATTATTCTTCGGTAAACATGTTGCAAGAATTTGTTGCACACCTTACTACATTGAACCTGGTTTCCTCCAATTCAGAAGTGTAAATCCAGGTGAATTCAAAAGAAGAACTGAAGCAGAAATCATAGCATTACAAAACGCAGGAATTATATTCGGTGCAGATGAAGTGGTAAATCGTATTGCTATCTGCAGAATTAACCTCGGTACTTCAACATCATTTGCTATGAACCCAAGACCTGCAGACAGTTTATTCCATGCAAGATTCAATGCAGACAATCTCTTAAGATTAGTGTTTGAAGCAGTATTCAGTCAAGTCAAAGCAAATGAAGTTGCATCATATATCGTGAAAGCTCAAACCAAAGTAGATGCAGTTGTTGACAGTGAAGTTGAAGCTGAAAGAATGATTGCATACAATAATGAAACTGGTGACGGTACAAGACTCACTCTCAGAGAATCTTCCTCAAATCCCTATGATATGGAGTTAGTAGGTCAAATTCAAGGAGTAAATTGTACTACTGCAATATTAGTGAACACTACAATCAAAAACCCTGCTGTAATAGCAGTTGAATAAAATTGGAGGCTGATAACATGGCAGATACTGTAAGATACAGTGAAGGTCAGGTAATGTTTGGAGATCTTGAAATTATTTGCGACGGTTTCAAAGTAACTTACAAAAGAGATACTGAAGATTTAACCTCATTAAACAGTTCCACTCCATACGATACCCAATTCGGTAAAGAAAGTGTTGAAGCAGAATGTTCAGATGTAGATCCTGCTTTAAGAAAAGATTTAAAAAGGTTATACGAACAAAAAGTAAAAGACACACTCGCTTCATATGACTTCGATGAAGATACAGGAAACCTCATTGAAGATGATGTGCTATATGGAGCACATATCACTGAATTAGGTAAAGAAGATATTAACAAACCATTCAGTGTAAAATTCGGTGTTACCAGTTACAAGAAACAATAAAGAATAAAAATTCTTATTGTTTCTTTTATTTTTTTTGTAAAAAATTTTTTTCTTAAATTATTGGAGGTTAATAAAAATGGTAAATCCAGATAAAAAAGCAGCAAAAATGGAAAAACATTTACTCAAAACAACATTCCCACTTGAATGTGAAGAACTACCTTTCGATGAATTAACAGAAGAAGAACAAAGCGTAGTAAGTAAATGTATGAATCATGAAGACTTAACAGATGATGAATTCACATTACTAAAAAAGACATTACAGACTTACAGGAAATACATCAGAAAACATAAACCAACAGAAACGGTTGAAGCATTTGAAAAAACACAAAACATAATTAAAACCGAAGCAGATTGGTTAAAATTAGTAGATGATAAACAAAACAGAATACTTAAAGTGAATGTTCCATTCAACGGAAACTGGTATCCAATGGAATTTGAAATATTGCCATTAGATGACAGTAGTGTAGTTTCATCTTTACAACAGCATGTAGATTTATTCAAAGATTACAGTAAAGAAGAAATGAAAGCATTCACCAAAGCTCAACAAGGTCAAACAATCTCTCCGGAAGAAGCAAAGATTGTTGAAAAAATAAATAAAGAAATTGGAGAGAAAAACAGTGAAGAAAGAATTAAAACAATGAATCATTTCCTGGCAAGTCAATTACGATTACCAGAATCCACATCAGACGTGGAAACAAGAGTGGAATTTTGGGAGAAATTCCCATTCATCACCAAAGCAGGAATAATGGCAAAAGTGGAGGATAGATTAGGTTTAACAGACCAGTCTAATGAAGAATTATTTCCAACTGGCTAACAGTTTTTATGGTGAAGTTTACTTCAGAGTATCTCAACATTTAGGTTGGTTACCGTCTGAAGTGATCAAGAAAAAATTCCTTCCTGATGTGAAATTCTTAATAATGAAATATTCTCAACAACTCTTCAGAGAAGCTGAACAAGCGGAGAAAATGAAAGAGAAAGAAAAAGAATATTCCAATAACAGTTAATTTATAATTTTTTTTACTTTTTTTTATTATTTCTTTTTGGAGGACTTAAACATATGGTTTCAGCAGAAGATATTTTAATCCGTATCAGAGGTCAAGACCAAACTGGAAGTGCTTTCAAAAGTGTAGGTGAAAAAACACGGGGCATGACCAGTATGTTAAGCAGTGCAGTAGGAATGGCTGCAGGTATGGTTGGTTATGACTTAATGAATGCATTTATGGAAGCGGGAAGAGGAGCAATCAATGCAAGTGGTCAATTAGATTACTTTGCAGGTAGATTGGGGATGTCCGAACAACAGTCATCCAAATTCCGTGACCAATTAGACAACATGCAAAAGGATTTCAAAAAAGTTAACATGACCGCTGTAGGTGCTACTGCTGAAGACTTAGCAGCAAGATACCAGTTACCTATTGACAAGTTAGGTGACTTAACCAACATGACTGCAGTAATGTCTTCCGAATTTATCCGTAACGGAAGAACACAGGAAGATGCAGTACTGGCAGTTGCAGATGCAATGGACGGTCAATT